GGCCTTGCCCTTGAAACCATAGAAGATATACCATGCCTCGCTGCAGAAGAGGCTCTTGGCGTTCGCGCTGACATGGCCCAGGGCGTTCCTGAAGAGCGAGCCGAAGTCGTAGGGCGTACCGATGGCATCCAGCGCTTTCTCCCCTATTCCCTGGCGCAGGCAGTCCCAACTCTCGACGAGGGGATACCACCAGCAATGACCGTCGTAGTGTAGCAGATCGTTGTAGAGCCGCGCCAGCACCAGGCCCTTTTCGGTTGCCTCGATGGTGTAGCGCTTTCTCTCCATCCCCTCGTACTCGCTCAGCCGTATGATGCCGGATGTGTGGCTGTAAGGTCCCGACCTTGCCCGGATGATCCTGCTGATCCAGCTATTGCCAGCCCAGGCGAGCATGTCGCCGGTCTTCATATGGTCGCGGACCACTATGTATTTGTCCACATTGTTCACGCTATCCTCCCAGCAGATAGATATATTGACCCGGCATCCTGCATACCCAGCGTTGATACTTGCTCTGGTTGCGATCATCGATGTGAAAGAACTTGTGCTTCGAATAGGGATAGAACCCCACGCCATTGAACTCGCCCAAGACGTCGATCTTGCGCATTATCCAACGTGGGTCTGCATCCACCCAGAAGTCGAGCGCCCGACCCTGGTAATGGTAGCTGTCCGGCGCATGGCCGCTCTGCGCCCAGCCCGCGCTCACGATCATGGGCATACCCAAGAACGCCCTGAGCTTCACCACCTTGCGCATAAAGACAAGGTTCATGCCCTCCCCGCACTCGGCAGCCGAGAAGTCGTCAAACTCTTTCCATTCTTCAGGAGTCAACGGGAGCAGCCTCCGGGCCGAGGACGACGTCGCCATCGACATGCTTGTGGTAATAGATGCAGCGCTGAGTGTGAATGCGATCCTCCTTCTGCTGCTTGCATATCGTGTCTATCTTTACCTTCAATCCCTTGAGCGCCCCGAGGATCATGGCCTGAAGAAAGGCTACCACCGCGCTTCCCACCGCAAAGAGAATGTTCGTTGCCACTGCTCCGTCCATAGGATCTCCTTTAATGCCGTAGCCTGTAGGCAAATATATCGTTGTGCGTATAGGTGATAAGACCTCCACCCGTGGGAGTAATAGTATTCGTTATGGTCAACGTGCCGACGGCAGATATTCTCAAAACATCAGATTTTATTACATAAGTAGCTATCCCTGTGTCAATCGGCATTTTTTCTGAAGAAGTTGTCGTGCCGTTGGTCCATAAAAATGTCGCCGTTCCTGCGCCTGTTGTATCCATTCTGCACACTGTAACCGGCGCACCAGTCCAGCTTAGATTAACGGATATTTCAACAAGCCATCTTTCGGAGGGATATACAGTGCCCATGTTAAGAGCTGTCACGGCTGTGGCTCCATAAGCATACAGTTCAGCGGGGCCAGCCTGGACCAATATACCATACCACTGTGTCCCATCAGAAACACAGGTGATTTCATCGTATATATTCAAAAACGGGCTTGCGATGCCGCTGACCGTGCCCACTACAGTCAAAGGACCGGTACCCTTATTGATGAATTTGAACCATCCGCCCGAAGGGATCGTGTTTGCCGGTGGCAAGGTGAAAGATATGGCAGTCGCCAGGTTCGCAATATACGTCCCATTCATGCGCGCAACGGTGAATACTTGGTTGACTGTATATTCTATGGGTCTAATAACGGGCATGGCATTCGGAGCCGTTGTGATGATGCCGGTGTAGACAGCCGACAGGCCAGCATCGAGTGCGCCCGCATCCCACATGCAGGTCACGGTGGTAATCGGTGCCCCGTACGTGCTCGCAGTGACGGTACCATAGATAGTCCCGGCGGTCACGGTTGCAGAGATCCTCGATCCCACCGTGAACAGGGTCGTGTAGTCACCGGGCGTGGAGAACTGCGTGGTGCCGATGTACGTGTAGACAAGCGGCTGGGGTATCCACTGCGCTCCAGAGATATATGAAGGCATCGAGGATACGTTGTCCACGGACCAAATCAGGTTCATGAGCGAGTCATAGAGGTAGATGGCGTAGTAGCCGCTCAGCCAGATATTGTTCGGCGGCCTGCCTGCGCTGTCGAGTACAACGGGGTTCGGGTTGGCAACCAGGCCGGAGCTGAGCGTATAGGTAGGCTTGGCTATCATAGTGCCCGGCTGGTACGTGTAGACGAATCCGCCGGCGAGCGGGAGGCCGTTGTTGTTGAAGAACTGCAACTTCGGCATGGGCATTAAAGATGTCTGCGACATAATCTTCTCCTAGAAAGGGATTCCGTACTTCTTGCCTTCCTCAATATGCTCGGCGATGCCATCGAATCCTGTGGGCTCCTTGTTGAGGCGTTTGCCTTTGACCTCATTGGCCCTCTCCTTCACCACGTTGATGACCTCCTCAACGGTTTCGCCGAAGCCGATAACGCACCCCGCGCTCTCGAAGCCGGGCACCATGTAATAATCCTTGTCCTTCTTGACCGCCATGCGGAGCTTGACCCACTTGCGCATGTCCTCCGGGAAGCCGATGTTGACCCATTCCTTGCCGCCCTCTTCTGTATTCATTGGCAGGGCCGCACCGTACTTGTGCTTGATGACGGGGATCACCTTCTCGCCCGTTGCCAGGCCATAGATGACCTCGGTGTAATTCTCGATGAGCTCGCACTGAATGGCGGAGGTGCCCGGTGCGGCCATGCGCATCGTCGGGTCTATGAGGTAGGGGATGCGGTCAGGGCCGATCTTGATCTCCGCCGAGTAGAAGAAGCGCATCTTGTGCTCCCTGAAGGCTGGAGCGAGACCCTCATCGATGATCTGAAGCGCCAGAGGCATGTCATTAAGCGTCTGCACGGTATGCTCGACGATGCCCGTGCCGGGGCTCTCATAGCCGACCATGCAGGGATAGATGAGCTCGCCTTCCCAGGTGATCGCATCCAGGCCCGGCTCCACCCCTGGTATGTCTTCCTCGCACAGGAACACGATGTCTTCCTTGTAGGGACCGAGGGTATGCGCCATCTTATAGATCGTGCTTTCGCTCTGGTGGAAGTCGATATGGAGGAAAGACTCCTCGATGCCCCGGAAGGTATCGATCTTGATATGGAAGTTCTTATGCGTCTTGCAGAACTCCATGAGGGCGTCGATGCCGACGATCCGGTGCGTTTCCTGCACCGGCAGACCATTCTCCTTCTGTTGCGTCCTGCCGTACCATCTATCCTGCTCCAAGCGCTCCGCAGAACCGACACCGGCCACCGGGTATTCATGCCGGCGGAGGAACTGCACTATGTCCGAGCAATGCGTATCGGGAACGAATATCATGTCGGCCTTATCGACATGATCCCAGAAGTAGTCCACGCGCTCGAGGCCGTCCAGACCCTCGCCGATCTTCTCCCTGAATATCTCGGGGAAGGCTGATACCCACGGCACGAAGTATTTGACCTCAGCCACGTCGCGCAGGAGCCTCAAGGACTGTTCCGTGAAGAGGCCCAGGTCGTAGACGAGGACGTGTTTATCTTTTAGGCTCATCCGACTTCTTCTTCGATGGGGATTCCCATAAATCTCCCAAGTCGTCCGGTTCCCAGCTCAACGTGCCATCGGGATGTTCAGTGATCCAGCCTGAGACATTGCCGGGCCTTCTCAAGTACCATTGTCTTGCATATCCAGGAGCTGCAAAGGCCAGCGCATTGTTATACTCCGGCCCATAGTACGGTATGGTTTCCCGGTAGGGATTTTCTCTCCTCGCTGTCCCACTATAAGGAGCAGCCAGCGCATTTTGATTCTCCGGGTAGTAACCACCTGTACCTTCTCCTTCGGGGGTGCCCCACATCAACACATTTTTCAAATGGTGGAAAAAGCTGAACGGGTCGGTCTGGTAGTATTCTTCCCATGTCATCGTCTATCTCCTACCTGGTCTCTCAGAACATCCAGAATGCCTCTCGCCCTTCCCCCGGTGGTGGGGATCTCATTCATGGGTCCGGCCAGGGCGTTCTTGTTCATTGCCGCAATCATTTCCTCTTCTTCTGCCAGCTTGGCCTTGACAATGGTGTTGAAGTTCCTCCGTTCCAGTTCGGTCAGCTTCTCGCCCGCGAGGGCCTTGTCGATGATGCGGTTGAGATGCTTCGCCGTGTAGCCTCCGCCTTTCAGATAATCGGGCCAGGTAGATCCCTGTCCCGTCCAAGTACCATCAGGCAGAGGAGTTCGCTTGCCCGCCTTTGCAGCCTGTATATCGCCCTTGATGCGCGCTGCGACTTCGAGATCGCTTCCAAGGATGTTATTCTTCGCGCCCTTCATCACGACCTCGGGGTATTCCCCGACCATCTGACCAGTCGATTCAGGGTACGGTCTGCGTACAACCGGGGGCGATCCAGCTGGTCGCATGGTGAACTTCTGCGGAGCAGGTAAAGCCCTTGGAGCAGGTGGTCCGGTTACGGTCGGTTGAGCAGCAGGCCCGGCTATCCTGGGAGCCTTCCTTGACAGGTCGCTCAGAAAATCTATTTTCTTGGTGTCCTGCATGGCCGCATTGTTCAGGATAGTCTCAGCTTCCCCTCTTAACTTGGGAGGCAGGGTAGTTGCCCAATCGCGCCAGCCTTTGAGCATGATGGCGATCTTGGATTTCATGGCGGGCATACCGAAGAAATGGCTGAGCAGGGCGGCAGCACCAGCTCCAGGACCTCCGGCGATTGTAGCCCCTGCGATAGTCGCAAGCACATCGTCCAAGCTATACATATTAAGGTTGCTGACGCGGCCAATCGCACGCGCCAGATGGGGCTCCGCACGGAGGAGCTTGGATTCTCGGTCATGCAGATTCTTGATGATGTCACCGCCCGTGATCTTCTCAATCTCCTCCTTGAGGCCTCGTGCTATGGCTTTCTTGGCTGCCACTTCTCCGTCTGTATAAAGTCCTGTAGCAACCTTATTGGCTGCCTCGTAGTGCTTCTTTATCTGCCTGTAGATGTCCTTCTTGACCTCGTGGGCATTCTCAACGGTCAGGTTGCCGCTGCCCCAGTTCTCTAAAAATTCATCAACCTCTTTGCCGATCTGAGCGAGGGCTTCGTTGGGGTTCAGAGTTTTGCGGGCTCTTTCCAGTGCCGGTTTCAGCCGCGAAAGCACTCTGAAGGGACTGACCTGAACATCCTTGACAGGTGCCAGAACAGCACTGACTTGTTCCTGGATAGCATCGATTGTGCCAGCCAGTTTGTCATATCCAGCCGGATTCAAAGGGATGCGCTCTTTCAGCAAGGTGCCGGTTATCTCTTTTCGTGTCGCAGGCTTGAGAACCGTGCTCCACTTGGCACCCGACTCATACAAATGGGCGGGCAATTTCTCCGATACCATCCCCCTGACCGCACCCTTGGCCGCGGCTCTGCCTGCCGCTGGTCCAGCGGGGAGGAACATGGCAGCCAAATGAGCAGGGTGTTCTATCGCATAGCCCTTTGCCGCCTCAAGTCCCTGCTGGGCGGCTGCTATGGGATGCTGAGCAGCCTGCAAAGCGGCAGATCCAGCCTCTCTCGCCATTTCAGGAGCAGCCTGCACAAAACCGCGTCCGGCCTCGAATAAACGCCCCGCTGTTCTTGGCATTATCAAAGGTCCGGCGGGGAATGCCTTGACCCCCTCGATAGACTCCTTGCCGAGCCGGTAAACGTCGCCGGGAAAGTTCTTTGCCATTTGCCACATATCACCGGCAGCGGTGCGTTCTCCTCCCGAAAGTATCCTCTTGACGGTAGCCTGGACTACCTTCGGATCGGTGCCGTCTGGAAACTCGGCAACAGCGCCCCGGCCTTCAATTTGGACTTGAATCGGCATTATTGTATCCTATTCCCCTGGGCGTCGAACTTCATGATCGTGACACCTGGCGTAGCAGGTGCAGGTGGTGGAGTCGCGGTCGGAGACTCCGGCATTGGAGCCAGCTTAACATTAAGAATGCCACGCGATAGCCTATCAAGGGTCTTCTCAAACGCATCCAGTTGTACGTTCACAAACTTGGCGCTTGGTGTAGCGGCAGTTGGGATAACATTCTTTATGGCTTCCCTCAGCATGTCAGACCCTTGACCAGCACCGAGAACGCTCCGCATAGCCATGCCTTGCTCAACAAGCACGTTTAATTGTACGAGATATTCCCACTGATCCTCCGACAAGGTGCTTGCGACTTCGCTACCGAAGAATTGCGAGAGGGCCGACTTCGGATCACGCTGCTTGGACACGAATGTTAATGCGGCTATCTGTTTGGCGGAAAACGGCGTTGATAAATTCTTCACCGAACCCCTCACCAGAACGATGCTTCCACGGATGTCTTCGAGCAACGCCTTCTTGTTGAGTGCGGTCTGCACTGGACCAGGAGAAGCATATTTATCGGGATTGTTCAAAATCTCTGCGCCGCTGACCATCTTCGGTTCATTGTTTGTCTTGTCTACAACCGGATAGGGCCTGAATTGCGAGTAAGCGGCTGCACGTGCCCGAGCAATCCTGGTGTTAATCGCTTCCTGCTCTTGGGCATATATCCCTGCAGCTTGACCATAAGCCACTGTATCCGGCATATCGGGGTTTTGCTTCTTTATTTCATCGGCTATGTATTTGAGCCTGGCAGACGCCGGTTGTTGAACCTTGGCTTGTGTATGATACACATGCTCCTTACCGCTATCGTCCGTGTAGGAAACGATGGATGATCCGTCTTCCAGTTTGTGTATGACCGACTTCCCCCCCTCATCCATTGAAAGATTGTCGAGTTTCATCTTCTTAATCATCGGGAAGACCGCATCGAGCTGACCATCCTCAGCCATACGCTTGAAAGCAGGCAAACCCACGTTCTTGATGAAGGAGCCCAAGGTTTTGATCTGCTCGATCTGCTTTGTCTGTTGCGCCTGCGCCCACCGATAGAACCCTGCAGGGTCGCGCTGCACGGCCTCGGGCGGTATGCCCATGCCTTGAGCCATCTTGATGAGCGGGGCAATCTGCTCCTGCATGGCCGGTGGAGGCGGTTGCATGGCAGGGGCGGCAGGGGTTACTCCCGGTTGAATGCCACCGCTCGGTGTTCCCGCTCCAGGCTGTAATGCTCCACCGGGGGAGGCCATAGGTGTTGGGGAGAGAGTAGGTGTCTGCGGCGCGGTTGGTGTCGGTGCCGCAGGAACCTGCATCAGGGCGTTGGCGACTGAGGCCGACAGGCCAAGATCACGCTGGTACTCGTCCATCTGCATCTGCGCGATCTTATTCTGCATCGCCGCCTGCGCAAACTGCATGTACTCCATCGCCGAAGTCGGCTTGTAAACGTCAGCTATAGTGAGTGCGTTTTCAGGCATATGTCACCTCACCATGTCCCCCCGCCAACAACGGGGGTCCCGGAATAGTCCCATGAGTTCCACGAGTCGTAGGCGGGGTTGCCTGCAACATAAGAGGAATAAGGCGAGTAACCTTGATTCATCTTCAAGGCGTTGATCATCTGCTGCTGCTGCTGGTAGTTGAGATAGGTACCAAGACCGCCCATGAATTGATTGCTTAGGTTTTGTATGCCCCCCGCCCACGCATTTGCCGCGCCTGTCTGACCCGCAGCCAGGGCGTTCGCACCGCCCACGGCCAGGTTGCCCATGTTCGCGGCTGCCGTGCCTCCTGCACCAGCCAGGTATTCAGATGACGTTTGACCAATGCCTGCTATACCAGCCAGACGGTTATAATAAGTATTCTGCTCGTTCATATAACGGTTGTAGGCGTTCTGGTACTCCTGGGAGCCGAGCTCCTGTCCATAGCCCACAAGCGCCGTTCCCAGGTTGCCGGAACCGAGGTAGCCGCCTGCCGCGCCCGAAGCATTCAAGGCGTTGACGCCCTGCTCAAGACGGAACTGATAGCCGGGATCTAGCTTATATTGATCGGGATAAAAAGACGGTATCCCGGCGGCAGATAACTTATTCAACGCTGATTCCCCGGCTGTGCGCCAGGGCTTCATCATTCTCTGCTGTTCCTGCCACATTGCATATTGCAATTCGGCTGCATATTTTGTCGCGTCCGATGATGTAGCAGCCCCCTTCTCTATCGCACTCGACTGCATTTCTGAACCAAGCAATCCAAGCGTTCCACCAAGGGCTGATGCGCCAACTATCGCCGCTGTCGTTCCCATTATATCACCTCCTTGAGATATGACCTCTCAAGCAGTTTGTATCCCAGGCTCTCCATGTAGGGCTCCAGGGACTTGATCGTGTATGACGTGCGCTCAAAGAGCAGGACAGCGCTTACGCCGTGTGTCTTGGCCCAGTCCTCAAAGGCGGTGATGAGCTTCCAGGTGACTTTCGCGCCAACGAGGGCCTGCCGGAAGTCTTCGCGTGCGATGAGATACTGCCGGTTGAACATATACGGCTCGATGTGTCCTCCCAGGGCACCCACAATGCCGTCCAGTTCATCCTCGGCAACGAACACCACACTGTTCTTCTGTGGGTTAGTTATGAGGATGTTGAGCGCAAGCGCCGTCGCGGTGCCATCGATGGGAATGACGCGCTGCGCGATGAACGGCGTCTTGTCACCTGGCCGCATGGTCTTCGATACTATGTCAATAATGTCTGAGGCCGTTGCTTCACGTATAATCATATCGCTCCTATGCAAAGAAAATGAATGTCCAAACACTAGTTCCTACGGGCAATCCATCCTTGGTGAAATACACCTCTGCGCCATCCGGTTGAAAGGAGTTTATGTCGCAGTAAACGCTGGCCCCCGCAGCCTGAAGTAATCTGCCGAGCCTTGTCCCGTTTCCAGCCCATTGTCCCGGCTGCTCTGCCGTTACACTGTAAACACAGGACACGATTACATTGCCGATGGATATGCCCCATGAGGCACCCATGTAGCGGCCACCCGTGCCTGTACCTCCGTAGGCAATGAGAATGCATACGGAAGGCATGAAGCCTATGTCAGTGATGACGACGGCCCCGGATGCAGTCGCCATATCCCATGTCAGCCTGTAGGCATTGATGCGTGTTCCCCCCAATCTGCTGAGCCACATGATCCAGGGCACGGACGAAATGATGCTCTCCGGCGTTCCGAACAGTGGGTCTTTGATTGGGGGCGGCTGCATTATCATGCGGTTGCCTCGATGTAAGCGCCGATCAAGACCTTCTTGACCGGGTCGGCCATCGCCAGCCTGAATACCCTATCCCTTGAGCGTCCGAGCTTCCTCCACACCATGCGCGTCTTATACTCGCCCATCGCACCCATCGCTACGGCGTAATCGCTGCTGTAGGTATGTCCGCCGTCATCCGACCAGGCGAGCGCCGCCATTGGAGCGACACCTGCCGGTCCCACGAGACCCACTCCTGTTTCGGCATCCACGATGAGCTTGTGGATGATGATGTTGCCCAGCTCGCGCTTGTCCGCCTGATGCTGCGCTATGCGCACCGCCACGATGGGATTGCCGTTGTCCGTGTAGACGTCGCTCCGCATCTCATAGATGTTGCCGTTGCGGAAGTCCCCGACATAGTGCTTGCCGTTATAGAAGGCATAGCAATTACTGAAGTGCCGATCATAATCGTAGGGAGCGTCCTTATACATCGACCATTCATGCCACATCTGCGTCGTCGTGTCATACACATAGGTTGCCTTGCCGGTTGGGAAGGTAATCACATAGAAGCTATGCCCGCCCATGCTGTAGAAGTATCCGAAGGCGTCCGCTACCGTTGCCATCTGGTGGATCTGATAGTTGATCGAGGGCGGGGATATGACGACATGATTGTATCCGCTCATCTCCACCACACCGATCAGGGCACCGGGTCCTTCGCCGCGTGCATTTGCCAGGAAGAAAATGCTGTTGTCGCCCCGCGCCACCGTCCAGGGGGCTGTCGTGCCTACATCGAGCACGGCTCCGGGAACTCGGAGGAAGGGCGATCCGATTGTCACCGGCACCGCCGCGTCATACCAGACCTCGGTTGTATATTCTTTGATGCACCACAACTGCTGATGCAGGTTGATGACGCACTGGAGCAGGTCCGGGGATGCTTGCACAGGTGCCGTAGCCAGGGCGTTCCAGGTGATGCCGTTGAAGCCGTTGGAGACGTGTATGTTCATACTGCCCAGGTGGTTGATGATGAAATAGCTGTCGAGATAGGTCACAAACAGGGGATTGCCGGGCCAACCGCCGCCTGCAATGGTCGTCCATGCAGTAGTAACGACATTCAAGATGTAGCCGTTGATCCCGTCCGTTATCATGAGCTGGTTGCCGCCCACGCCCGCTGAGGTCAAGCCATTGTCAGCCATGCAGACGCGCCCCAAGTTGGTGGTCAAGGCTCCAAGAGAAGCGGATATTACTCCGATTGCATTTACGCTGTAGAGGTTTGCCCCGGCAACGACATACATCAAGTTGTTAAAGACATGCACTCCACGCACCGGACCGTCTGGAAGGCTGGTAAACAGAATAGTCCCCGGCGTGCCGATCATGGCGATGACGTCCTTGGCGTCCGCTGGGTTGAGCTCCGGGAAGAGGTTGATGCTGCGATCCGCCTCGATGTTCAGGCTGCGCGAAGGGTAGGTAGGTCCGAGGAATGGAATTTCAGGCATCAGTGATAATCCCCCGTGTAGACGTTGAAGATCGCTTTCTTGCCCGGCACCTCGATGACGGAATGGACCTGCTCGGCATTGAGCTTCTCTATCGCGCACATGCCTTCTTTCGCTAGGACGATGAGATCGGTCGGTATCGGCTTCATATGCTCGTGGTATTCACGATAGAGTCGAATGGCAAGATTGTACTTCAGGGCCTCGCTGTAAGCCTCCTCGAACGTCACCGTGGCCGCAATGTTGGCGAAGTTCGCAAAAGCCTTCTGCGATTCGATGTATAGGCGATATGTAGTGGAGGCGTCCGGCGTGGGATAGAGGAAGAGCGTGCCAAGCTGAGCCGCCTGCTGAGCAGCGCCGGGATCATAGGCCAAAGCCCAGGGTCTTGCCGAGGATATGGCCTTGTCCTCATAGGAATCGTATTCATCCACCCTGACGATCTCCAGCGGCGTGTCTACGAGGTTCGTATCCCGGATGTATCCGCTCGTCACCCGGTAGGGCTTGGGGGTAGCGAATACGCCTGTCGGTCCTATGGTATAGCTGGGGACAGCCGCCGTGAGGGGAAAGTTCTCCAAGGTCATGCCGCGCACGATGATCTTCCTGGCTGACCAGAGCCCGAGCATATCGTTCAGGGCTTCGAGTCCATCGTTCATTTCATCGGCGGAGGGAGGCTCATTCTTGGAGAGCGCCCCAATTTCACGCAGCGCCCTTCTTATGACATCGCCGACCGTCATGGTTCGACCTCTTCTTCCAGGACGATCTCCCCCGTGATCTCGGCCAGTCGGATCTGCGCTTTGGCGAGTTGCTCCTCGTAGTATTTGATCTGCACACGCAGGCCCTCGACCTCAGACAAGAGGACGGGCGACATCGACCAGCCCTTTCTGAGAGCGGAATTGAGCTCCTTGGTGGACTTGACGATCTTCTGACCAAGATTGACGTGGTATATCATGCGTGGATATTCAGCCATATTATTCTCCTGTTTGAACCCTGCCCCACCTGCCGCGCTGACGGTGCTTGATCCAGCTCTCGATCTTCTCCATCTTGCGGGCGGTGCTCGGCTTGACGATGCCCTGGTGTTTCTGAAGAGCGAGCAGCTTGTGCGAACCGGCAGCAAAGGCCGGGGTCGTGGTTTCGGGAATGGGGATCTTCTTCGACATGGCCTTGAAGACCCGCGCCCTATGCTCGGAGACCGTGATCCTCCTCCGGCGACGCCTTCTCCTCAACTGGTCCAGCCTCATGCTACCTTCCTTTTATTGCGCCTGTTCATGAAGCGCTTGATGGCTTCGGGTCGTTTCTTCCTCTTCTTGCCCTTGGGAGGTTTGCCGGTTGCGAGAGCAAGGCCGGTTTTAGCCTGTGCAATGCGCGCCGCTTTGCCTGCATCCATACCCTCTCTCTTCATAGCCTGATACATTTTCTCTACTTTAGTACCTTTCGGCATGTTTGTCTCCTTTCTTTATCTTCTTATCGGATGACCGTGGAAGGTTCTCCTGCCCCCGGTGAGCCATCTCTGGGGTTCCACCATGAAGAATCGCCTTCTGCTCGGGGCTCCGGCGGACGGTGAAGGCGAGGCTGAGGGCGAATATGAGGGCGACCTCGACGGCGACCTCGACGGCGAATAACTCGGGCTCGGCGATATTGAGGGCGAGGCGCTCGGTGAAATGGAAGGACTCGCGGACGGACTAGCGGACGGCGAAGGACTCGCACTTGGACTCGCCGAAGGTGAAATGCTGGGCGAAATCGAGGGGCTGACGCTCGGGCTGGCCGAGGGGCTTTTTGAAGGGCTTACCGAAGGCGACACACTTGGCGACGCTGAAGGGCTGGCCGAAGGGCTGATGGAAGGGGATATGGACGGGGAATACGAGGGAGACGGAGAGACGCTCGGCGAGATCGAGGGCGAAGCCGACGGCGAAGCACTTGGACTTACCGACGGTGAAACACTTGGTGATGCACTCGGACTGACGCCTCCCGCGGAAGGCGAAGGTGAAGCTGAGGGGCTGAGGCTGGGGCTTAAACTCGGGGAAACCGACGGCGAATAACTCGGGGAAGGGGAAACCGAGGGCGAAACGCTTGGGCTGAGGCTGGGGGAAATTGAAGGGGATGCGCTCGGAGATATACTCGGGCTCAATGACGGGCTGGCGCTGGGCGAGATGCTGGGGCTGACACTCGGAGAGTAACTCGGGGAGGGGCTGACCGATGGTGAAGCGCTGGGGGAGATGCTGGGTGAAACACTTGGCGAGACTGAAGGACTGAGGCTAGGACTCAATGAAGGCGATATTGAAGGTGAATAAGAGGGACTCGGACTGACGCTCGGACTGGCCGAGGGGCTGAGGCTCGGGGAAATCGAAGGACTGGCAGAAGGGGACCTTGAGGGTGAATAAGAGGGCGAGGGCGACACACTCGGTGAAATACTCGGGGAGATTGAGGGGCTCGCGCTTGGGCTGACCGAGGGCGAGACTGATGGGGAATATGACGGAGAAGGTGAAACTGACGGTGAGATTGACGGCGATACTGAGGGTGATTTGCTTGGTGAAACTGAAGGGCTGACGGACGGGGAGTACGAAGGACTTGGACTGACCGAGGGCGATATGCTCGGGCTTATCGACGGAGAATAGCTCGGACTGGGGCTAACGCTGGGGCTTATGCTCGGACTAGCCGATGGGCTCAGACTCGGCGATACCGACGGGGAATAGCTGGGGGATGGCGATACCGAGGGACTGACACTCGGAGAAGCACTGGGGGACGGCGATGGCGAAACACTCGGTGAATACGAAGGACTGGGGCTTACGGATGGTGAGACCGATGGCGAGGCGCTCGGGCTGAGGGATGGTGAGACCGAAGGAGAATATGACGGACTTGGGCTTACGCTCGGGCTGACCGATGGCGATATGCTTGGTGAGTAACTCGGCGAAGGTGAAACACTCGGGGAGACTGATGGCGAAGCCGAAGGACTTTTGCTCGGGGAAACCGAGGGTGAGTACGAAGGGGAAGGGCTGACCGATGGCGAAGCTGACGGGCTGATCGAAGGTGAGTAAGATGGGCTCGGGCTGACCGAGGGTGAGGCCGAAGGACTGGCTGAAGGGCTGATGCTCGGGGAGGGGCTCGGCGAATACGAGGGCGAGGGTGAAACGCTCGGGCTAACGCTGGGTGAAGCGCTGGGCGATATTGAGGGACTGACTGACGGGGAGTAGCTCGGGCTGGGGCTGACGCTGGGGGAGACTGAAGGTGATGCGCTGGGGCTGAGGGAGGGACTCAAACTCGGCGTGTTCGGCGACCAGTAGACCGTAACCCGCAGGAAATCCATCGAGACGGTTCTGTTGAATAAAGTATCTGTATTTAAGGCAAAAAACTTAATACCAAAATCAACATTGTTAACAACGGCAGGCGTCAGTGTGGCTGAAGTCAGACCCCACATGTCGCCATCGCCGCCTTTTGTGTATGTGGTATCGCTGGCGGGATAATATGTTCCATAATCGGAGTGATCTGTTGATTCTCCTAAAGGAAGATAAATACCTCCATCGGTCATCTTCCCTGCGGTACCGCATTTTACTTGATATTCTAATTTAATGCCGGTTATTGTAGCGTAAGACGGAACATTGAAAGAAAAGTTGGTGCAAAGAAGTAATGATGTATGTTCTGTTTTTGGTACAGCGCAGGTTGCATAACTGGTATCATCGGCGGCAAGATGCGCGGCATCCGCATTTGTCCAGTCGTTATCGCCAATGGTGCCAGCGACCGTCCCCGGATATTTTACGCCCGAGTCACCCATTGTTCAGCACCGCCAGCAGTTCTTTGAATCGTCCCTTGGTTCTGTCCCAGTAAGGAACCTCGTCCGCCATTGTCCAGCCGAGACAGGTGTTCTTGTCCCTGAATTGATCCTGGCTCCAGCGGCTCCGCGTCAGATTGCCGCCATGCCGGATGTCTATGTTGGGGAACTCCGACCAGTACTTGTCCGATATGTAATTATCGATTCCCCGAGGGAACTGATGAGACCCTGGTTCGTATCCGATGCGTCGATCGTAACCGTCCCGTTCAACTCTTTCGGTACGTTTGCGGTAGTGTTCAATGAGCAAGTCCCTGTAGGCACAAAGACCCGAGGTCTGTCGGCAGTAGTAGAAGAGCGCTTGCCCCGATTCATAATCGACCCTCCAGGTGTTCTCATTGTAGTAGAACACGTCTTTCCTCGGCGGCGTGAAATCGAAGTGGCTGGGATGATAGAGTACGTCATGCTCGCAGAAGAAAACTATCTCCGCATCGATGGCCTCCAACCCGGCGAGGATCTGCTTGAACATGGTCAAAATGCCCCGCTCCATCGGAAGAACGATATTTCTGCCGAAATCGATAGGTGTAAGAGAAACCGACACTATCGGATGGCTGTTGCAACATTTCAAGATTTGCTGCTGAACAACGTCCATTATATCGCTGTCCAGCCTATTGTCGGTATAGTACACCACTCCCTTTGCCCCTGTAGTGCTCAAGGCTGCATTCTTTACGGCGGGTGTGCTAGATTGTACGTCCCAACCGGGAACTGGGGCGAATTTATCGAGCAGCCATTGCAGATTATGTTTTGCAAGCGGCCATTTGTTATTCAACCACATATCTTTCGAGTATGCCCGCGCTTTATCGACGTCGTGACCCGAGAGGTGGTAGGGAAATCCAAAGTCTCCCCCCTGTGTGCGGAACATATGCGAGTACCAGGTCTTCTTATTGACGACCTGACGTCCCCCGGAGAGCCAGGTCTTGCAGGAAACCTCCACGCCCATCTGTCCCCAGGAGCCATGCTTCTCATCCATGCCGCCGAGGTCCCAGAACCGCTCCCGGTGCATCATCCAGCAGGCCCCGACATGGCACATGAGGTCGGCGATCTCGCCCTTGGACTCCGGTCGCTTGCGATAGTCCTGCCAATACTGGAAGTGCATATCCTTGTCGAAGCGGGCAAAGTCGGACAGTCTATTGAGGCGCGGCTGCCATACGATGACCCGCTCGAACTGCGTGCCTTCGCACTTCATGCACTTGGTCGGGGTCGGTCCCTGGTAGGTGCGGTTGCCGCATTGTTTGCACTGCCAGTCGAAGCCGTGCAGGTTATACATCCTCGGCACGACCGTCCAGTCGTACTCAATGTCGGCCATGAGCTTCACATCGAAGCCCTTGTCGAAGGCACAGTGCGCATCGCATTTCATGATGTACTTCGCCCTGGAAAGCCGGGCCGCATCGTTCGTTGCCCTGCGCTGGCCGACCGACTCGGTGTAGTGTATGAGGCTGACCCTCGGATGGTCGTTGATGCCCGGAACCGGCCAATAGCCGTCACAGACGGCGATGATCTCGGTGTCACCCTCGATGTTCTCGAGGATGTTCTCGATGGTCTTGCCCAGGAACATCTCGTTGCGGGCCGGGATGAGGATGGAAAGGTCAGGCATCATGCCTCCGTATAGACGGGGAACTTGCTGAGGTCCGGGTACGGCAAATCCAGATCCTCGTTGTGCTTGGGATTGCCCTGCGCATCGTAGAACTGCCGCATCATCAGGAGCCCTCGCAGCGCTGTTTCGGGGGTCATGAGGAAATTCCAACCCAGCATATCCAGATTGTCCGTATGATAGGAGCATTCCCGTCTTCCCGAGAACCGCGCCCTTCGGAACCAGAGCCACGCCTTGTAATCGTCCGTCAGGATAGCGCCGCCCTTGCTCAACTTGAGATGCTTGTACGGTCCCGTGAACGATATGCACATATGCGAATCGGCGATATACATATCGGGGGTGAACCGCAGCGCAGAATCCCACACCTTCGTCGGCTCCAGCCGGTACGCACCCTTCAGGGTCGTCCCTTCAACCGGACTGAACTTGACCTTTCCTCCGGCATGGATGATCTCGCACGGAACAGACGGATAGGTCCTGGCCGGGATGGTGATCGTCTTCCCGGCTATTCCCTCGTAGGTCAGCGCCAAGAAGAGGGCGTTGCTCTGACAATCGATCAGGGCAACATAGGGTGCGCCGGTGTAGCGGGAAAGCTCCTGCTCGAATAGTTCGTTGATCTTATAAACACCCTCCGAAGATCCTTCGGTCCCGCTCTGAACGGCAGCCGGTATTCCGTAGGCAACCGCGTTGTCCGGAACATCGCTGTTGACGAAGCTGTGCGCCCCGACAATAGCGTTTTCGCCTATCGTCACTCCCGGCATGATCGTGCTGTGAGATCCTATCTTGCAGTTCTTCTTCAGCAGTACGATCCCCTCCTTGCCGTCGATTGATGATATGGTATAGATCGAACAGTGCGAACCGATCTGCACGAAGTCTTTGATGATGACGCTATGCTTCGCGTTTATATAGGTGAATGCGCCGATGTCGGTCATGTATCCCAGGTGGAAGTTGTCTACGTGCTGAACCATCCAGCCGTACTTGGTCGGTTCGCCTTCTCTGATCTCGGGATATTTCCAGTCCATCACTTCACCCTGTAGAAACCGAAGTGTTTGCAATGATAGATGTCGTCAGCGATGATGCTGTACGTGCAATCGCTTGTCTTCAAGACATACGGCAGAGAGAGCTGGTTATTGATATGGAAGCGCGAGGTGTGATACCACCACTCCTTCATGAAGCGGTGAATCCTGTCATTGTTGCGGTATGCATATATCCCGGACGCCAGCAGGAAAGCGTCCTTGTCTGACTCGGGGATGGCCTGCATCTGCTCTTCGAGGAGCTCCCTGTTGTATCTCGACTTCAATTCTTCCTTGCGGGGTACATTGTACCGGAGAAACTCCGCCTCCTCCCTGATCGTACTGCGTTTCGGATGCCTGAAAAATACAATGTCGTCCGAGCCGAGGTGATCCAGTAGCCAAGCAATCGAATCATCCCGAATCATCCTAAAGTCTATGTCCGTCCAGATATAGATGTCGTAATCGGGCACCATCTGCCATCCGAACATCTTGATGATCGACACCTGCAATCGGATGGTCATCGCCTGTGTTCTGATGGAATAGTTCTTCTCGGTAAACAGGTATGTATCCAGGCTGACGTCTTCCGGCAGTTTTTGCGGAAGATCCACGATCTCCGTCATGCGAGCGCACAGATTAGCTGAGATATGGGCCGCTTTCATTCTTCTTTACCCACAAGTAGGTTCGTTCCTTGTCCCTCTTCTCGCCCGGCAGCGACTTGGTGCGGCCCAGCAGAAACCAGGGGTTTATTTCATTGACCCTCGTAAAGACGTTCACCGCCTCGACGACTTGGAAATGCAATCGGTATCTGCGCGGAAGGCTTCTATAGTCATGCCCGCTGACAATGCCGTCCTTGCGGACCTTCCTGCTCCACTGGGTGAGGTCGTTTATGACGTTGTCGAGGGAATGGTTGCCGTCTATGTAGACAAAGTCCAGAGAACCGTCGGGAATATCCTTGACCGCATCCATGCTGAACTTGCGGACCAGCTCACAATCATAGTTTTTCAGCTTCTCCTGAGCCATCCCGTAGGCTTCGTTGAGGGTATCCTGTATCATGTAATCGAAGTAGTTTTCGTAGACGATCCAGGGATCGATGCAAATCAGGTGCAAACCAGGAATGTCTTTGCACAGTTGCTCAGAGAAGTCCCCGCAGCAGACGCCGATCTCCGCCCCCCTGGTGAACCCCAGCTCCCTGAATAATTCTCCAAGATCATCACGGTTGGTATCTCTGATCTCGATGGGAGAGGGGCCGTCATCCAGGCGATACTTCTGCTTGATGTATTCCAGGGTCCCCATCCAACGACTCCAGATATGCCTTTTCGTAGCGAGGATCTCGCCAGTCCTCGGGCCAGCCTGGAATAGGCCAGAAATGCTCCACCAGCCACTCGAACTTGCGCGTCTGCTTAGGCCAGCGGTCGTGCATCCAGAAATCGATGTGGTATCTGCGCCCCCGTTTCAAGGGCCGCTTGTCGATGAAATAACCGCGTCCGTACTGGTTGCCCTTGTGCAGATGCGCGTACCAGGTCTTCTTGTTGACCATGACCCTGCCGCCGCTCGTCCAGGTCTTATTCGTGGCTTCCTCGCTGTCGAGGATGAAGGTTCCATAGCCCTCTTCCTGCAGGGGGCCGATATTCATGAAGTGCTTTTTCGACATGAACATGCAGGAGCCCTGGCAGGTCATATTCTCATCCACGAGAACATCAGCTCTTGCGACTCCCCGTTCCCACCATTTGTTCCCGACGCGCACGGTCTGGACGTTCATCTCGTAGGGGAAACTGATGAACTCATAGTCGATGGGAGGGCGGCCCGTCTCCCTGATCTCCCAGGTCTCGGGTTCCAGACTGTAGCGCCGGGGGATGATGATCTCGTTGTCTCCGCATTCTGCCGCTAGGATCTCGTCGAACGCCTGGCCGAACATGCAATGCGCATCGCACTTCATGACGTAATCGCCCTTGGCGATAGCAGCAGCCGAGTTGATGGCATTCCTCATCCCGTACGACACCGGCCTATGGAGGAGGGTTACATGCGAATCCTCCAGGAGCTTCACGTCGGGCCAATAGCCGTCCAGGACGACGATGATCTCTATCTCTCCATTCGCCTTGCTCAGGAGATCCGCCACGGTATGCACGAGGAACCGCTCGTTCCGGGAAGGGATGAGGACGCTCAGCATCAGACGTTGCCCTCGATGTTCGGCTTGAATACGAAGATGAACTGGCGCGCCGCAGTATTCTGAGCCGCTGCGCATTCGATCCGCAGGTACGTAAAGGGTGACATCTGATCGAGAAAGATCCACTTGTTGCCCGTGCTGACAGCCACGTTCCAATCGGCGGACCCGTCCGACTTGAGGATGCGAGCCCAGTTGGTCACACCGTCCTGAGATGCCTGCAGGTACACGATGCTGTTGTCGATGGTCGGGATGTATAAACCAATGACGTATTGACCGCTGGGAACGGCGTCGGAGATCGTCCCGGTGATCGGCACTGTTACAGTATATGCTGACATTTAATACCTCCTTACCTGTGTTGGGTTGTTCTTCGGCCCGCCTGGTGATAACGGCGGGGTTGACTATACATCCATATGAGCTTCGAAGTCGGCGCTCCCTCGGATGGGGATGGCGACGCGCTGCGGGATGGGCTTGGCGAGTAGCTCGGCGAAGGACTGACAGATGGGCTCTTGCTGGGCGAGGCTGAGGGGCTCTTGCTGGGGGAGATCGACGGCGAGGCCGAGGGGGAATAAGAGGGACTCACGCTTGGCGACACCGAAGGCGAGACGCTCGGCGAGGCAGAGGGGCTTAAACTGGGCGAGGCTGAGGGCGAAAGAGAAGGTGAAACGCTGGGCGAAGCTGAGGGGCTCTTGCTGGGAGAAGCCGAAGGCGATACGCTGGGAGAATAGCTGGGGGATGGGCTGACGGAGGGGGAAACCGAAGGAGAGTACGAAGGCGACGGACTCACCGAAGGCGAGGCCGATCCTGAATAGCTCGGGGAAGGAGTGGCGCTCGGTGACGGTGTGCCCCCCGAGAGGTACTGGAAAGGACCCATATCCCATGCCTGGTCGGGTCTCGGCACGCCCAGGCAGTCCTCGGCAGTCATCCAGGCGGATAGATCGTCGCCTGCATTAATAAGCGGCGAACCGACGCAGGAAGCGTACTTATGATTGGCGTAATCGAGGAAGATGGCAGCCCCGGCAAACCCTGATATATCGAGAAGGTTGGCTACCGGACCCGTGCCGTCGTCGGTGGCACAATAGGCACCGGACATGCCTCCAGGCCAGTTTGCGCCCACATTAGCGAAGGCCACACAGTTATAGGCCGCCGGGCCGCCCCACGAGTAATAACCTTGTCCTCCGCAATCCACAGAAAGACAGTTGTAGAAATGGAAATGGATGTAACTCGCACTCGCCTGTTCACTCCATCCCCGATAGATTGGATTATACGCTATGCAATTTATGAATCGTATTTTGACCGAATCTCCATATGCATCAGTTATATTGGGGTAAGCAAAGCAATAGCTGTTTGTTCCGACGGTCCCGGTATGCTGAGCATAACATGAGTCCCATATAACACCAGTGGTGGTGAGTCCGCTGGTATTGAATACTCCCGTGTAGGAGGTACCTGCTGTTGCCGCATTGTCTCCTTGGATGCCCCTGACATAAGTATATGGCTGCGATGAAATGGTTAAACAGCGATAATCGGCGCTTGTCACACGAATGTAATACTTTGTCGTGTCCCAATAGCCGGGATGCTGGTTGTTGAGGATGGACTCGCAGCCGCCATTGTACGTCGGGCCACGCGGGACGATGATGTTGATATTGCAACCAGCGCTGGTCGTCCACCCGCTTACGGTCGCATAGCCGTCCGCCGTGTAATCGTCATGGTCATAGTAGCAATAGATAAAGAGCCGCACATCGGCAGCGTTCAGGTTTGAGTTGTTGATATGATTGACATCCGATGCGCCTGCCAATGCGAGCGCCAGGGAAGCGAACTCATGCGCAATGGAGACAACGGCGACCGATCCGTGGTCGGTAATGGGATCGCCGATGGCATCGACCACATCGAACGAGGTGGAAGAATTGACATTGCTTATGAAGCAATGATGCGTTTCATAGGTGATGCGGTCCCCGCGCCCTATGTTGCCGGTCTGGGCAACATCGAGCGTGGCAACGCTGCCCGACATGACAACATTGGGAGTGCCGGTCTTTATATCGCCCGTGCCAAACTTGCTGCAGGAATAGAATACATCCAAGGCGGGAGGCGACCCGGAGGAAGGAGAAGAAGAAGGACTCACAGATGGGCTCGCCGAGGGCGAGTAGCTCGGACTGGGGCTGACGGAGGGGGATTTAGACGGCGAATGGGATGGCGATACTGATAATGACAAGGAAGCCGTAGGCGAAGGCGATGCTGAGGGCGAAGCAGATGGAGAAGTCACTTCTTCCTCCGAACTATAGCCCACAAGGGCTATGTTCGCACCCATCAGGCCCCCAGCGCGGCCGCCTGTTAAGCAGGGAGACCCCACTTGGAGATTGAAGTCGGAAAGCAATGAATAAGTACCCGACCCATTGGTGAAGAGAGGATTTGATCTTAAATCACTACAGCCGGGATGATGACTCGGGTTAGCACCACAGCCCACATCAGAAGTATCGGTTTGCCATGTTGACTCTTTCCATGATGTGCCATCCGGCGGGACCGTTGGATCAAGTATTGAATAAGTGGTGGTTCCGTTCCATCGCGGTCTGATATGAAATCCATAGGTTCCGGCCTGACCGAACTGATTATGATCTTCGTTAAGTATACTGCATCCATAATCATAATAAGCACTGTCCTGAAAGTTATATACACCAGAACGTGTTCCCAGAACTATATTATTGTATACTTCCCAGTTGGTAAACCTTTTAGGAGTTATAAGATTAGCGTCAACATTAGTAGATGCTAATCTTATAGTATTATTATAGATCTTCCAGCCATCTACAGCAATACCCCTATCAGAATCAGATACAATACCTCCACCCCATGCCCATGTTTCTGATGTAAATACGTTATTATATATTAAACAGTTATGAGATGTCGAGCCCGCTGTTCCCAAACCTATATAAAAGCATCCTTCACCACAATCATGAACATAGTTATTATAAAAAACATAATCATCCTCCGATCCTGTCTTAAAATACATTGGCACGGGAGTGTCATATATCTCGCAGTTCTTAACAGTTATTCTCTCGCAGTAATATGACTGCCAACCACAATGATTGCTATTCGTAGCAGTGTCAACAGTCCACCAGTCTGCAAGGCCAAGGCTCTGTCTAAGCGCATTGTCATAAAAATAAAACAGACAGTTCTCTATCAGAATATCACCAGCGGTATTGACTTGTATGCAGCACTTATTGTTCTGCACCAGGAGGCAGATCACATCTCCTCCATGTGCAATACAGTTTCTAATTATACAGTGAGTTGAATCATCATAAGGATGAGCGTTACTATTATGTCCTACCTTAATTCCACCCATACTTATTCCTAATGGATGCTCTGGGGTTGGAGGAACAATCGCCCAACATTCAAAACCATCAAAGATAATCCAACTTCTTGCCCAAGGACCGAAGACAAAAGCGTTAAGTCCTGTACTATCGGTTTGCGCGGTTATTTGAGGTCGCTCACCCGTATAGGCCTGGAATGTAATATAATGATTCAATGTGCCACTGTTTGCTGGATACATCCCAGGCCATTGCCAATTCGCTGAATAATACTGCGTTAAATAGGGCTGATAATTGGGATAACCACGGAAATTAACAATATCGTCTCCAGCAGCATGAACCATCGCCGTTTGTGCAGAGCAGGGCGTCGCTATGTTCAGGGCGGCTGTCCAAGCCCCGGCACCGTCATCGATCATATCGCCATGTCCAGTGATAGTCTGGTCGGTGACGGTCTGCGAAATGCTTACTCGCCATGTGCTGCCGTCAGTATGACCATCGCCAGAGATGAGCTGGGTGATGTATGTAAAAGGAGTTACACCAATACCTGTAAGGAATTGACCAACAGCAAAATTCCCAGATCCGTGATGGGTGTCAGTGAAAGTGACGCCGGAAATTGAACCGCCTAACGCGGCAGTCGTCGCAATCTTGGGTTCTACATAATACGCAGCCATACTAATCGAACTCCGTTATCCCGTTGCCATGCAGGATCTCGTAATCACGCACCGTGAATGGTTCCCATTGCCGAGCCCTCGCCTCTGTCTCATCCTGGAGGCTGTAGTACGCAGAATCTCCGTCTTCCTTGCCGAGGAATATGTTGCCGAGCCACTCCAGCACGTAGAGCGAGTAGAACTTAAAGACGTTCGAGCGCTCTATTTGCTCAACATGGATTAATTCATGTTTGACAAGGTATCTCTCCGATCCGACGCAGGCAAAAGGAAAGGAGAAATAGATGTTCGGGTACAAGGTGATCCCGACCGTGTTCAATCTATTCGCCAGGTCGCTGTCGAAGATGAGCGTAATGTTCTTCTTCATCCGTCTCATGAAGAATCGAAGGGGAGGAACCCCTCCCCGCCCGATCACTTCTTGCCTTTGATGGCGATGTGCGTCTTGGAGGCTTCAGCGTACTGGGTCTTGGAGCCGAAGGTCTTGCTCGTTGCTGACGGAGCCGCGCCCTTCTTGGTTCCCGGCCTGGTATTGGCATTGCCTTTCGTACTGATTCCCATATCGTTCTCCTTTCTTAGATTAGTCCCTTGGTCTTGAAATTCAGATCCCTGTTCTTGGCGCTCTTGCCGAACTCCTCCCAGCGCTCCTGATTCACCTCGCCCCCTTCGGCCTTGCTTATCAGAGAGAGGAGCTTGCAGGCTTCCTGGAAGTCCGCGTTGAAGCCGAGGCATTTCAGAGCGCATTCCTTGGCCTTTTTCAATTCGAGCATCGCGTAGTAAGCCCATCCCAGGGTGAAATAGGCGTCCGCAATCTCCGCCGTGCCGAACCAGAAGTTGTTTTGCTCGCGGTAACTGAAATAGCGTTCCAGCCAGTAGATGGCGTTCGGCAGGTAGCCCCGGACGAAGTATTCCCGACCTGCCACGTATTGCCAGCGCAGGTCGTCCGGCTCCTTGCGGAGCTGGGCTTCGATGATCTTCATGATCCACCAGATGTCGCCGCCCCGCGGCTCCCTGTTCTGGAAGGTGATGGTGATCTCGTTCTCGCCCTCGGGCTTGTACTTGCCCTTGCAGTTCACGTACTCATGCACGGGCCGCAGGAAATGCACTTCCGGTATGTTCTTGATGACGCGGTCGCTGTAGAATTGATCGCCGTCGCAGTGCATGAGCACCTGGATGGCCTCGATGTTTTCGCTTGTTTCCTCCGCGTGCGCGATGGCCTTGTGGATCTTGTCGAGCATACCGGGGTCGAGCCTGTCGTCGGCGTCTATGCAGAGAATCCAATCCCCGATGCACATGCGCAGACAGGTGTTGCGGGCGTCCGCGAAGTCATCCTTCCACACGTAGCCCTCATGAATCTCCGCGCCCAAACTGCGGGCAACCTCAACCGTCTTGTCGGTCGAGCCCGTATCGAGAACGACGATCTCGTCTACGCCCGCAATGGATTTCAAACATTCCTCCAGGGTTGCTTCCTCATTTTTCACGATTAAAGATGCTGACAGTGTTCTACTCAATGCTCACCTCCGGGTATAGTCTTTCGTCTTCAGGCACCCACCTTTGAAAAACAGCCGGGTTGCCGTACACGACAGCATAATCGCCGACATCCTTGGTGACGACCGACCCCGCGCCGACCACGGCGTTCATGCCGATGGTGACGCCGGGCAGGATGGTTGCGTTGGAACCTATCCGGGCGGCGAACATGATGGTGGGGCCTTCCTGCTTGAAGGGTTTGATGTGCCTGCGCTGGTGAACCATGATCCGGTCGTTGCAGGTGCATACGCAGGGTCCGATGAAGACCTTGTCGCAGATGGTAGCCCCTTTGGTGATGTGACTTTGCGCAGCGATGACAACATCATCGCCGATTACAGTATCCCCCTCGAAGACGCACAGGTGCCCGATCTTGCAGCGGTTGCCGATCAGGGTCTTGGGCCGCAGAACGACGTTGTGACCGATGAAGCAGTCGTCGCCGATCACGCAGCCTTCCTGAATGACGGCGGTGAACTCCACGACCGTATTGATGCCGATGATGGCCTTCTCGTGTATCAAGCCGCCTCCGAAGGGGGGGGGCACCCCCGAAGAGGTGCCCCGTCTATGGGGTATAATGAGACCCCTTGTTATGAGCCCTTGATGATCCCGGAAACCACTTCCGCTGTCTGCACTTCGTTGGCGAGATCGACGAGCTGGTTGAAGGTGAGCGAGGCTGCCGATGACACCCAGGAAGTCGTCAAGCCCTGATCGACCACGGGGAAGCAGTAGATAGTGTAATTCTCCGCTGGTGGGATGATGACGCCTGCCGTGGTGTTCATGTAGGCGATGGCGATGGTGCCTGCGCCCGTGACCCGTGCGCTGCCGATGGAGATGCCCGCTGTATAGCTCGGCTTGTTGACATACACCACGGAGCCTGCTGGGATACCGGCAACGGTGTAAGCAATCTCGGTGATGGCGTTGGGAGCGCAAGCGGTTGGCGTGAGGGTCTGACAGAAGAGGAAGCCCGGTCCGAGTGGCAGTCTGCGCCACACGGCACAGTTGTAAACCTCGTTGGCGGTCGGTGTCTGCTGAGCGCCGAGCCCGCTGGCCTGGATGATGATGTTGCCGGCGGAGCAGTAGCCTGGTGTGATGATGATGGCTGTCTGGAGAGAGGGCTTGGAGGTGCTGACGAGAGAATCGCCTTCGGCGATCTGCGTCACGGGGATGGTCCAGATGGCGGCGGTGGTCGTTGCTACCGCTGTAGCCGTTCCGACATTGATGCCGTACATCACGATGTTGTTGATGGCCTGGAGCTCGTTCATGGCGATGATGCGGTAGGTGCCGAGGGCCGTTGGTGTGAGAGCGCCAGCCGTGGGGTTGACGAACTCGATGGCGATGGTGCGGTCGTCCACGATGCGGACGTTGCCGATGCCGAGACCCGCCTGTGTCGCGGATTTTTCAACCCATAGACACATGCCTGGAGAGATGTTGTTGCCGCCCTCGAAGGTGACGATAGGCGCTGAAGTGTAGCCCGATCCGCCTTCCGTGACCTGCACGCCGATGACCGTGCCGGTTGCGCTGATGATGGCAACTGCCGAAGCGCCCGATCCGCCGGGGATCGGAGGAACGGGGAGACCTGCCATCGTGCCGGTTGCCGTTGTGGTAATCGTGCTTGGACTGGATGCGATCTTGACGGTGGGCGCGTTGTAGTAACCGCTCCCGGCATTGGTCAGATTGATGGCCTTGACCTTGTCGCCTTCGAGTACCGCCGTGCCTGCCGCCCCGGTGCCTGCGATGGTGAAGAGCTGCTCAGAGGTGCCCGGCAGAACTGCGCTGGAGCAGGGAACGGCAGTTGGGGAGAGCGTGACCGAGACGGGCAGAATGCCGCGTGCGAGGACGTACTTGAAGAGACCCGTTGCCTGGGTGAGGTTGCCTGCGGGGTTGCAGAACTGGATGCCGATGTTGTTGGCGGATGAAACACGCCAGCCTGCCATGCCCACCGTGCAGGCCGCCGGAAGATTGATCGCAAGACAGAAGTCGGAGGCGGCGATGCTGGGGCTGGTGATGTTGAATATCTGCTCGACGCAGGTAATGGCGTTGGTCTGTGCCGGGGCTGTATTCCATGTTTGTGTTCTGATCTCTCCGGCGAACTGTCCCTGTATGATGGACTGCATCGGATTGCTCCGCTGCATGACCGGGGTAGTCCCGAAGAAACCGACCTTGTCCGTTGCCGACTGGCCGATAACCGTGCCGTCGGGATTGTAATCTGTTTTGTGGACTATAGGCATATTGGGCCTCCTTTATCCTGCAATCCTGCAAGCGAGTTCAGGCCGCAGGGTTGCCCATCCGCCGAGAACGTCGATGCGGCAGGGGAACTGGTCGTTGAGAATATCGAACGCTCTGACGATCCGTATCGAGATGCCGTCGTAAGATTCACGCGCTGCAAAGTCTACGCCGTTGGGCATCTCCAGATCGGCGGTGCCGAGGGTAAAGGCATCCTGGTGGTAGGCCAACTGGACCGGGAACGCGGTGGAAGCCGCCCCCGAGAGCAGGGTGAGGAGAGCGCCTGCCGCCGGTGAATTGGTCACGGTGCCGTTTGCCACAGCCGCGCCTGTCACCACGATGGATGGCGCGATGGGTATGGTCATGTTCGTGGCTGCATCCGCGACGCAGTTGGCGGTCACGACGAAATACTGATTGCCCTGACCTGCCGTCACCTGTGTTTCGATGGGTTGCTGGTTCTCGGGGTTGACGGCATTGACGCCAGCGATGGAGAATATCTCACCAGCGCGCAGGGTCGCCCCTACCGCCCAGCCGGTCGTAAGCAGGCTTGCGCCTACCTGCCCGGCTACGGTGACGGTTGCCGCTGTCGGTAAAGCACGGGTTCCGGTCGTGAGCATATTGATGTTCTGATCCATGGCGAACTCGAAGCCGAGGGCCGTCCCCATGACGCCTTTCCTGTACTGCTCTGCGATGAGTCCCTGATCCTGGAACAAGCCGGACAGGGAGGCAACGGAGAGCGCCATTGCCGCAGGACCGATCACGACGCGCCGGTTCTCGTCTCGTGGGCAGGCATTTGAGTCAAGCCATGTGCCTGCATTGAGATAAATCTGCGGGACAGGCACCCATGTAGGCGTGCCAAGTGCGCCGCCAGCGCTACCAGGGGTTAATCCGGGCGTGCCGACCTGATTCCACACGTTGGCGAATAAGGCCAGCCCTTCGTAATCGATCTGTGAAGCGAGCCGTGCCATCGCCGGGGTGAGTATCCTTTTCGAGAAGTCGTCCAGCGACAGGGTAAGCTCGACCGAGGTGAAGTTCACATCGACGCCCCACTGACGGGTGAGCGACAACGGAACATACGTTTCCGTGGTGTTCTGAACCTGCATCACGGGTCCGGTTCTGACGAAATACCTGTTCGGCTTGCGGACGTTGATCGTCGATCCGATCTTCGCGCCCGACTTGGCGAACTCGTCAGAGTATTGACGATTGACCCCCTTGACGAAGACGAGGTTGTTGTGAAGCACCCTTAATGCTTCCCTCGTTATCATCGTAGGGGTGAGTAGTGTGTTGGGCATGGGTTATTTTCTCCCTTTTGAGAATTGCTCCTTATTCCTACGCGCCACAAAATCGCTCATGGGTAGAGTCTCAAGCTCTACCGTCTTTGTGCCCTTGGGCACTACGGTGGTGATAGGCTCAGGAGCCTGGCTGATGATCTTGGGTGGTGGCGGAGGGGGAGGCTTGAGGAAAGTGGCCTCAATCTTCCCGATCTCTCTCGCTGCGGCAAAGGGGTTCATATTGGCTATCCGGGCGGATTCTTTCCGGTTGCGCCCGAGGTAGAGGATGATCTCCGGTCCCTTCTCGCTTTCCTTGATGGCGGCTGCCATCGCCGGACTCACGGGAAGGGTATTGTCCCTCTTGAAGTCCAGAACCTCGGGGTCTTCTTCGGCGGCCTTGTTGAGGCGTTCGTTGAAGACGTCATCGATCTGCTGCTGCGTACGCTGCTGCGATTCAATGCGGAGCTTTTCGAGCACGGTATAGACCGCGTTGTCGGCGTTGTACTTGTCCTTGGCCGTTTCGTAGTCCTGATAATTCTCGAACTTGTTGATGTCGGGCGGCTGTGGAGGCTGCATAAGGGTAGGAGCCTGGGGCTTCGTTTCGCCGGTCGGTCTGCCCTCTACAGCCACGCCGCGCCAGTAATCGCGTTCGCGTTCCGCTTCCCTTTGCTTGGCAACGAGTTCCCTGATCCGTTCTTCCGCGCCTTTGGGTTTCGCTCCCCCTGGTTCTTCGATGGGTTTCGGCTCGGCTGCCGGAGCGCCCGGTTCTTCCGGCGGTTTTACGGGCTCGGCGGTCGGTGCGACCGGCTCAGGGGTTGGCGATGTCCCTTCTACGCCAGGCGTGATCTCATTCACGACGTCATCCATTTGCATCTTCTCCTTGGGCTGGCTCGGTGGGCTCGAACGCCTCGGCCAGTATCTTCAAGACTTCCTTGCGTGTTTCACCCTTGCTGTTCTGCACTTCATTCAACAGCTTGAGCTTGGCGACCTGGAGCTTCGCCATCTCGATCTGCAGGCGCACCTTCTCGTTCTGGAGCTTTGCCATCTGCACCTGTATCTGCGGCGGCGGCGGTAGGGGCGGAGCCGGGGGCTCGCCCGGCTTGGGCTTCGCAAGTCCCGGAGGCAGCATCTTTCTCAGGCGGTCCGCCAGTACGTCGGCGTCCTTGAAATCCATGTTCTGCACGACGAGATCCCCGGCTATCTGCATGAGCTTCGGATTGGCCTGCACGAGCGCGAGCATGTTGGTCGAGGCTTCCTCGCGTGCGGTCGTGTAGGAAGGTCCGACGGTGATGATGACGTTGTACTTCCCGACGGTCAGGTCATTGTACTTCGCGCTCGTCCCCTTCTCGCGTATCTGCCTTTTCAGTTCGTCGGCGTTCATGCCCTGGTAGCGCTCGGGGTTGCTTTTTATCTTTTCGAGGGCGGACCCCGCAGACATGTTGACGGGCACGAATGCCTCGGTGTCATCCACGTTGCGGAGCCGCACGTCCCTCTCGGTATCGTACACGAACGGTATCATCTCGCAGATGATCCGCCCGGAATGCGCGATGGATCTGGACAGGTTGTCGATGAAGGCGTAGGTGGACACGTCACCCGGCTTTTGCCGCAGTTTGATGGCCGCACCCGTTCTTTCGGGTCCCTGCTGGCCGAGATCGGGTCCGTACATGCCCACGGTGGACTTCAGATGCTCCTCGGCGCGCGCCGTCTGCGTGAAGATCGCCACGGGCACGTCGCCTATGCCGACCCGCGTGGGAGGCGGGGCGTCCTGGTCAGGGTTGTATTTCAGGAAGGGGAAGTTCTCGACGTTGGCGGCGGCGTAGTCGTTTTCGTAGCCCTCGAATTGCTTGGCTGTCCCGATCCACGGGGACTTCGGGGCCAGAGCAACGACTTCTGCGCCGGACGTCTCCCAGTAATTGACGAGGCGCTGCGGGTCCTTGGCGTCGCGCACGAGGCCGCGTATATGCGTCTTGCCCTCGATGTTGCGCTCCTTGCCCTTCACCATGACGAGCGGGATGTACTTGCCGGGGAAGTCTTCGGGTCCCTTGAGGATCTCCAGACAGGTGATGACATAATGCCGGACGACGTGTTCGATGGTTTCTTCCGTCTTCTTGATCTCCGGTTCCTTGGGGCTTTGCCCCCCAAGGGGAGCGTTGGTGGATGGATCGGTAGGCCCCATCGCAGCCAACGCTTCTTGTGCTTTTTTGAAGTCGCTCACCTTCTGCTTGGCTTCGGATTCGGGCAGCACGTCGCCGTTGTCCATGAGGCAGACGGTCTTTTTCTCTTCCTCGACCACGAAATACTCCGCGACCGTAACCGTGTCTTCGTTGTACCATTCTTCGTAGGACAGGCCCTTGCCGGTCTTCAGCGGTTCGCCCGGCATTTCGTGGCCGGGGTATTCTTCCTCGAACTCGTCCCTCGGCATCTTGTTCAGGATGAAAGCCCACTTCGCGTCGGCGTTGACGGCGTCCTTGCACTTCGGGTCGAAATAGACGAGGAACGGGTTTTTGACCGCCTCCATGTATATTTCCTGAATGAAGGGGTTTTCCTCGGTCTTGCGGGTCAGTATCCTCCATGCCCCGTAGCCGCAGGAGGTCTGCATCTCGCAGGCGGAATCGTAGATGGCCTCGGCGTTTGACTGGTATTCGACATCCCAGATAATGCCTTCGCGTATCTTGGCGATCTTGACATCGGCCTGGGAATTGACAGGTCTGACCTTGCATCTCGGACGGTTCTGTCTTTCATCCCCCACAACCTGATCGACGAACTGAGGCAGGAGATTGATCTGCAGCGCAGGTCTTCCCCGTTGCTTGCGCCGTGTGCGTTCGCCCTCGTCCCACTGGTCGCCGTTGAGGAATTTCAGGTCTTCGATGGCGGCGACGCGGTTGAAATCATCGGCATCGACGGACTTCTTCAGGCGTTTGACGGCGGTGTCGAGGAACTCCTGATCTTTGGTCTTCCCGCCTTTAGCCTTGCTCGGCACTGGCTACCTCCGGCGCGATGGACATGATCTCGTAGTCCTTGCCCAGGCTTTCGATTACCAGCTTCTCCACATCATCTTTTGAACGACCGTCCATAATAAAGTTCTTAACGTCACGAGTATGCTTGTTCTTTAATAGAACCTGCCATTTGAAGACGCCGTTCATAGGTTCCGGCACACGGCTGGGGTCGGGTCCGATCTGATGCAAGCAAGGCTGACCCTTGCGTGATTTGCCCTTCGGCCACCCGCGCTTCTTCTCGGAGTAGGGCATCGGCATGGGAATGCGCTTGACCTCGGGATTGCCTTCTATGCAGAGCTGAAACCCGAGCGCCTTGACGAGCTGCTGGAAGCGCAGGTCGGTCGTTTCCCCCGTAATGCTGATCGTGATCTCAGCCATAGCCTTTTCCTTCAGGACTCAAAGATTAACTTCACAATGTCGTTTCCTGCGGCGTTGCGTTTTTCATAATCGGTAATGCCATATCTGTCATGCAGGAGCATCGCTATATTGGCAACATAGACATCTCTGAAAGACGGATCTCCGGCAAAAGCATTTGCCATCACTTCTCTTGCTCTTGCGACCGTGATAGTCGAGATAACACCTTTAATCTTAGACATATCCTTCATCTCACCACCCCCCCGACAACGGCATGTTGTTGAGAACCGACGTTACCGTCCGGTTCCTATTGCTCGGCTGATGCACGAGGGCATCGCCTTCCCCCATCTCCAGTTGCATGTAACCCCCCGCTTCCACCGGATGCGAATACTTATTCTTGACCGGCACGTCCCGGAACCTCTCCTCTCCCGATACCTCCAAGCGCTTGTAGCAGTAGGCGCCCCGCAAGCCCTTCCTGGTCGCTATGCACTTGGGGGAGATCATCAGCCCCGGCTTGCCGTCGATGATCCTCCCCAGGGGAACGGCAATGGCTTCTCGTCTGATGGTGAAGTCGTTGGTAGAAGCCTTGTTCGCCTCCAGGCCCACAGGCTTGAGGAGATGATTCAGGATCTCGAAGGGCGTTCTCTCGTCGGTCTGCGATCTTTGCTCCCCGGCAGGGTCCCCGACGATGACAATCCCCGCACCCTGCGGGTTTTGATCGGTGCGCATGAAGTTCCGGTATTCCCGAAATATCTTCTGCTTGAGGAGCTTCCCGAAGTTCACCGCCCCCATATCTTCGGTGACGAGCTCGTCGATCCAAACATCCCTGCCGTTCGCCATCTTCTGCCCGAATACCGCCGCCGGGGTGAGACCGAAATCCAAGCCGATGTAGAGGATCAGCCTCGGGTTCGGCTCGATGATCTCGTTGGAACAGTGCAGCGCATCGACGTACTCCGGGATAACGGGCTTGCCTTCCTGAACATACCCGTATTGCGCGCAGTAATACACGCGGATATGATCCAATGACTTACCAGCCATGCGGGAGAGGTAATAGTGGGGCTCGATGTTCTCAAGGTTCTCGGCCTGCGGGTTTTCGAGGAACTTCCCCCCTCTTTCAATGAGTCCCCCCGGCTGCTTGAAGAAATCCCAGCCTGTCGGCTTCTCCTCCTCCGCCATTCTGTAGATCCAATGATCGGTATCCGGTGCATTGCTGTCTCCTATCACTCCCCTCCATGCGCATCCTCCGTCTCGGACCGGCGGGTATCTTCCCACCCGGTCCCCCACCCCGTCGATGATGCTCTTCGGCATCTCCCGCACTTCGTTCATCCACGCCCCGGTCAGCTCCAAGCTCAACAGCTTCTTCACATCCTTGGGGGTGTCCAACGCCCGGAAAAGAACCTCCATCTCCACATCCTTGTACCGGATGATATGCACCATATCATTGTAATTCATCTTCCCGAAGAGCTCGGGCTTCCACCAGTCCAACCATGTCTTCAAGGTCGTATCTTCAAGCTCCCGGTACGTATTCCTGCTTACCGCCCACCGGGTCTTCCTCAATCCGTCCGGCCCCCGGTACTGCTCCTGACCCCGCCTGAACAGCTCCACCGAACACCCCGTTGACTTGCCCGACCCGACCGGGCCGATCAGAAACCTGTAGAAAGCTCTGCTTTGATGGAAGGCCGACAGCGTTGGACTCGCCTTGTAGTGAATCCCTACGTCACTCATCTTCGGGGTTCTCAGGGGTAGATCCCCCAACCTCTACCTCACCGCCAGGTGAGGACTCAAGGCGCTCTGTCTGGTCGGATAAGGCCTTCACGGGTTGATGTGTTACGGACGGCCTCCCGCTCAACCCCAGCTCCAACGTGACGTAGACGTTCGCCGGTAGCTCCAACGTGGTGCTCGACCGCTCTACGTACTCCCCGGAAGCCTTGCTGATGAATATCAACGCGTTGAGCCTCGTCGAATCATTCTCCGCCTTCTCCACCAACCTCCTCAAATGCTTGGCTATCCACTCCACCGTAAACTCCCGACGGAGCAGATCCCGTAACCCTCCCGTCACCTCACGCTTGAACTCATCACGATCTATCGGCATTCATCGGCTCCATCTGATTTACCTCCTCAGCCTACAGCGGGCAGATACGACCCACAGGGCTTGAGATACTTTGAAACCGGGATTCGAGAGAGATGGGAAGGTACTGGTACTCATCATCGCGCTCGCTGGGGGTCAGGCCACCGGGGGTGCTGGGCCAGGGGGTCGGAGGGGGTGGGGTCTGGGGTGAGTGGGTCTTACTCAGCCTCGGTGAGCGGCACTTATGAGCATCATGCATCATGTAACCCCTTGATATTAGGGCTATGTCCGATAATGTTTTAATATGTTAAATACCTTTGACCCTTAACACCTAAGCTTCAGACTTCGCTCCCGGCCTTGCCTTTGAACTCCGTGTTATAGATACACAAGCCATCCCCGGCTGTCAAGCCCAGCTACAGCCTGTTACAGGCGATTTATCCCATAAAAGGGTAAGTAATGCTCACTCACGCTTCTTTTTTCAGCCATTTCCTCACTGTTTCGCTTTGATCGGCCTCCGGCTGAGCGGCGCGAGTGAGAATCACATTTCAGCTTTGCTTATGTAGTTAGCAAACTTTGTTATCTAACTTAGTTATCAAACTAGCCAAGAAGCGGCTGATACCTACAATCCATCGGCCTTTTTATGGGTCAAGCATCAGAGCCAATCCACAGGCATCGGGAGATGTTTTGGGGCGATTGTCCTGCACACCCTGAGCAATTTAGGCGTTATAGGCCAGAATTGATGCATTCAATGCACACCGTGAGCAGGGTTCATGCTTGACACTATAAAGTATTCCTTTATACTAGACGATAGATAAACAATATGAATTAGGCCCGTAAGCCCTGAGCGTAGGCCAGGCAGGGCCAAGGAGGAGCGTATCATGTCACATAACTTAATGATGTTCGGAGATGGAGGGGCCGCTTATGCGGGAAGGCGCGCAGCATGGCATAACCTTGGACAAGTCCTTGACCATGCAATGACATGGGAAGAGGCTATGCAACAGGCCGGGCTTGATTGGCAGGTGGACAAGATACAGTTGATCCATCCTCATACGCATGAGCCTATAGGGGCATGGGGCACTTTCAGAGTAGACCAGGAGGGGAAATACAATTTTCTCGGTGTAGTAGGCAACGTTTACGAGATCATCCAAAATAAGTATATGTTCGACTTTGTTGATGCCTTGATTCAGACCGAGGCTAGCAAAGGCGCGCACTATGAGACGGCGGGAGCGCTCGGGAATGGCGAGCGCATATGG